TGTTTCATCTTTGTCCATATAGCGCACAAGTTGTACAGGGCGCATAGAACCACGTTGTTCAAACTTACCAAGGATAACTGATTCGTATTCAGGGAAATCGTTAACTAAATCTTGTGCGGCTTTAACATAAAGTTTTGTATAAGAAAGCAAGCGACCAAAGCGGTCAAACTCAGGGTATGAGTTGAAAGGGTTATCTAAACGGATACGTGGGGTTTTGTTATCGTAGTCTGCTTCAACAATGAAAGGTAGGGCACCAAAAGTAATATATCTATCGGCACCGGTAAACATTTCAACTTGTAAACGTGAAGTGTCGCGGTAGCCAGCAGCAATCATTGTTCTCTTGTCGGCACGGGTACGTGCACGGTCAGATACAGCGTTAGTTGCTGAACAGTTAATAGCAGGTAGTGGTGCTATTACTTCAGCGATGTCGCGTGCGGCAACGTCAATAAAGTTTGCCACCATAGGTTTAGGGTATTCGGCGGGGAATAGTCCTGGGAAAACTTGGTTAATGTTACCTTTACGAACTTCTAAAACATCTGACCAGCGTGCGTCACGGCTTGCGTATCGTTGTTTTAGTTGTTGGTAAGCATTAGCAATATCTTGTATTTCTCTTGCCATTAATACCATCCTGAATTAACAGCACGCTGTTTGCGTGCATATTCTTCTAAATCCACCACCTGGCGTTTAGCCAAATCGTGTGGTGTAGCAAAAGGGTTCTTAACCCAAGTTTTGCCATAACTACCTTGCTGGTTCACATAATCCCTTAACTGGGTTTCAGCAAACCATAAAGCCATAGGACCATCCTGTTTATTTTTTGTACCAGGAGACCAAGTAATCAATTGTTCAATAAGCGCTTTAACGCCTTCTGACTCGGCCCTCGGAAACTCAATAAGAGCATTCTTAGCCGGCTTACCATCTGGACCAAAAGAACCAAACAAAGTACCAAGAGAAGCCACACCGTACTCAAGGTCCATTTTGTTATTGCCCGTGTAATGCTGGACAAGCCTGATGCCTCTTGATTGTAGGAAAGCATTAATCTCTTCATCTTGCGTAAGGAACAACTGGAAAGCGTTCTTTTCAATAACCCAAACAGCAGGCTTATAACGTTCCGTCCATTGAAAAATTATTTCCCTGATACGCTGCGGAGTTGGTGCAGGCATACGAGAAGCATCAAGAAGATACCTACGTTTAGTATTCCTGTCACCAGAAATAGCAACCGTAAAGGTGTCACCCGACATAGCAGGGTCCATAGCACAAACGGTGTAAAAGCCTGAAGTGTCAGCAGGATAACCAGGAGCACCGGCAACAAGGGGACCACAACCTCTCATACCATTAGCAGCAGCACGAACAAGTTCAGCAGAAAACACGGACTCAGATTCAACATCTTGTTGTTGGTAAACCATAGCCCAAGTTTTAGCATCCAAAACTGAGCGGCGTTGCTTTAGTCTAATTCCATCCCATCTAGGGAAGAGGCCGTTCTCATCAGGGTCCACAGGGTCGCCAGACCAAGGCCTATCAGACTGAGGCCAAAGAGTAACCCAATTCTCAGGTTTCTCATCAAACTCCAAAACTGCAGGCATAGCCAAATAAGTCCAAGGAGACTTACCTTCAGGATACCTGTCATTAGTTCGTAACTCGCGGTACATATCAATCGGGTCAACCCGTGTACCAACAATCAATAACTTACCTGTTGGACCGATACGTGTCAAAACTTCCTGTTGAATCCATCTTATCTGTTTCTCATACTCACCAGAGTTAGACAAAGTAACACAATCATCAAGAATAATAAGGTCAGCGCGGGCACCATAAATTTGCCCACCAATACCCAAAGCCTGAAGAGTAGGGTCCTTCTCACCAGACTCACGTTCAATATAAATTGCATCCTGCGTCCACTTATCAGAAGTAGCCTTAAAGCCATCAGCAGGAGCAAACCTTCTCTGAAGGTCAACATAAAACGGGGAAGTAAGCCTTTGTTTAACCGCATAAAGAAACTCTTTCGCCATCGTCTGTGTCTTAGACACAACCTTGATACGCACATTAGGGTCAACACATATTCTATATGTGATGTAATCAATAGACACTGTCATTGACTTAGCATGCTCCGGTGGCATATTCACCAAAACATAATTCTTAATACCCTGCTCAAACAACATAGAAGGATGCAACCAAGAAGGCGACTTATCCTCAATCAAATCAATAACGTTCTGCTGATGAGCAAACGTCTCAGACTTCATAAACTCTTTACGGAAGTCCTTAAAGGTCATAGCCTTATCGGCATCAGAAATCTGGCCACCCCTGGCTTTAAGGGCGCGGACAAGTTTAACCTCACGGTCAAAATCGGGGTCAGACTTAGTATAATAATAGAAAGTCTTAGAAGACTTACCAACAGCCTTACAGGCATCCTCAACAGAGAAACCCTTGGCTATCATCTCAAGCAACCTGGACTTAGATTCATTAGAATCCAAAGTCTTACCTGCTGCTAATCGTAGATGGAGACTGTCCTGCTGTTTAGGCATAAGACTAGAAACTCCTCTAGGTATAGAACTGGCCCGTCATACATATTCATAAGGTTAAAAAAATTTTTAGTTTTCACTACCGGGAGCGAACCGAAGGTAGTGAGTGAGCGACCTCGCTTAACACTCGGTCGCGGCGCGAAGCCCCAAGCGTAGCGCCGCTTTCGGGCTGAAAGCCCTCAAGCCGGTAGAGGGGCGGGGCTTTAAAAAGCCCCTCTACTATATACAAGGGTGGGAGTTTACAATTTCTCCCGCACCCTCTTTGACCTGCGAAAACGTGAGCCTTTCTTGAGCCACACAGGCTCAACATAGGCCACATCCCAACCACCAACAAGGTTTAGAAAAAATATCTCAAGGGAGTATACATACATTATTACGCTTGTAGTTAAAACCCTCGGGTCATACGTTATGTGTAGATGTGTAGTTTAGGGTTAGGGTTAGATTGTAGGCCGTAATCTAGGGCATAGTGCCTGTAGTTTGTGCAAACTTTCACAATATGTAAGGGGCTTGACCTAGTTATATATGTGTCAGGGCTGACTATGTATTTGGCAACTTTAGGGTTGTGTAATTATATATGCGCATATGCGTTTGTCCGTTTTGTCTGTTACTATTTTGTTATCAAATCGTTATCATTTCGTTATCAAATGGGCTTGACACCGAGGGGGTGGGGGTGATAGTGTGAGGGTATTAGATGATATTAGGGTCATCTAATTTAGGGTAAAGGATAGAAAATATGTTGGCTGTTGATGTTGAAATAATTAAAAATAATCTACACGCTATGCAAGTTCAGTTGTCTAGTTTGTATGCTTTCGCTAATGAATCAGACGCAAAGACTCTTTTGTCTATTTCTGATAAATTGACGGCTATTAGACAGGAATTAGTTAAGTAGACCGAAACCCCTTCGGGGGTCTGGGCGTAGGGCGTCCACTGATGAGGTCAGAGATTAGATTAGGGAGATAGTTATGGATAGCAAGTGCAAACAATGTGGGGACGACACCGATTTGATGGTGGCGTTTATTGATGTGAAGGTGTGTGGTAAGTGTGTTCGTAAGAATTATCGTAAAGCCGTGGGGAGATAATATGGATGAGATTAGTGTGGCTGAGCGTCATTTATTAGAAGACGCTTTGCTGAATTATGTGGGTTATCTTGAAATGCGCGTGGCTTTACCTGAAGAGGTGGAGAGGCGTGAGTGGTTTAAGGGTAAGATTGAAAGGGTGCAGGCTTTACGCGCTAAGATAGTTTAGTGTCGCTAGACTCTCCACGGGGTGACTCGTGGGGGGTATAGTGTTACTAAATCGGTAACACGGAACGGATACCTTTAGGGGGTAAATATGAACAAATTACAAAATTACAGACCAAGTAAGGACGGGAAGTGGACTAATCTCTACGTCCCTCCTACTGTTTGGAAGAGTGAGCAAGTTGGTGTTGATAAGAAAGAGGGAAAATATCTTTCTGTTTGTGATGAACACCATCACTATATTCAGGGGACTCTGAAATTCTTAAAAGATTACAGATATACTTTTATGTTTTGTTCAGAGTGCCAGAAACCAGAAACGTATTCAAGAATTATGGAAGAATTTAATTTAATCAACCAGTAGTTGCTGGACTTTCACTCTCAGGGGTGCTACTCTGAGGGTGTTAGGTCTAGTCATTAGGGGCTAGAAGATTAGGGAAAGAGGCAAGATGTTAGTAGCAGAGAAACAAGATATTAAAAACTATCTTGACGGCTTAGGTGTTAAGTTTTCAAGCCGTGAAGATTGGAACGATTACGCCCCCAAGATGTGGGAAAACTCTTTTCATTACTAATG